AGATGGGTCGTCACTGTCACAAGCTGCTGTGCACAATGAAGTACGAATCGATATTCGTAATGCAGATGCATGGCAGTTTGAGAATACAATCAACCGCGATCTGATTCAGCCCTACGTTGACTTGAATTACGGCCCACAAAAACGGTATCCGTACTACGCTATAGATATTAGTGAACCTGAAGATCTAAAGCTTCTAGCAGAAGCGTTGATCCCGTTCATCGAATTAGGGCTGCCTGTTATGCAGCGGACGATACTTGAGAAATTCGGTCTACCTGAACCGGATGGTACATCTGAGCTGTTGAAGGGTGACGTTATCGAAACCCGTAAGTTGGGTGAGGATGACGGCACTGCGTCTAAGTTGAGCGCTTTGAAGACCTGGCTAGAGGTAGAAGCGGCGAGAAATACAAACATGCGTAGCTTTCGCAAGATGCTTGCGGAACGATTGGAGGCGACGTAATGAGTAGAATCCTTTTAGGGGTAGTGCTACTTTGTGGGTGCGGGCATGATCCATCACGTGGGCTACAGGCCGCGCAGACGGGCCTAGCGTTTGTTGATGTAGGGACCGATCGGCTGGTAGAGGAATACATTGCAGCGGTTCAGGCCATCCGTGCGCACTGTGCAGGGGATGAACAATGCGAGGAAAAGTATCATGTGACCGATGCGGATGTAGCGAAAGTCACGAAGTTGGGTCAACAGTTGAGTGCAGCCTATGACCAAAGTGCCATAATCCTTCAACAGTTGACTACAGCGTGGGCAGAGTTATCTCCTTACGTGGAGCAGGTCAAGGCGGTGGCAAATGGGCTGGATAAGTGAGATTCGTGAAGCACTAGAGATAGCTCAGATCCTCAGAAAGCATCTACCTGAGATCCGCGAAGCCTTTGAGGACCTAGCGGATTTACATGTAAGGCAAGGTAGGCAAGCTGAAGTAGGAGACCTGAACGAAAGTCTAGTAAAGTTGCGTATATTGGACCGTAGACGGGGGTAGGTAGCGTCAGGTCAATACGGGGTCGCGCTTACCCCGCACTTTTATCTTGACAGCGTCTCAATAGTTGAGGCATGATACGGGCGCACATATGCTCATACTGGACATGTTTGATTTTATCGGTGAGGACTGGCTTGGCGATGGTATTACCGCAAAATGGGTAGCCCGCCAGCTTGCTATCAATCCCGATGAAACCGAGATTGTCGTACGTCTAAATTCTCCAGGGGGTGACGTATTCGAGGGTACGACAATCTACAATCTACTGCGTGCACATGAAGCTAGCGTGCGCGTGGAAATTCACGGGTACGCCGCGTCGATGGCGAGCGTCATTGCTTTGGCGGGTGACGAAGTTATTGCCGCTGAGAGTGCGATGATGATGGTGCACAATCCGTGGGGTATCACGATTGGGGACGCGGCGGACCATCGGGAGCGTGCAGAGTTCCTGGAAAAAATCAAAATGACTATGGCGAAAATCTATGCATCGCGATCGGGAGTTGACGCTGAAAAAGCGATTGAACTCATGGATGCAGAAACGTGGATGGATGCCGATGAAATGGTCGCACTTGGATTTGCAGATCGTAAAGTCTCATCTTTTAGTGAGACGAAAGAGCAAAGTGAAAAAGCACGCGTGCGTGAAGTTGCCATGTTGAAAATGTTCGCACGTGTGCCCCCTCAACTGTTGACAGGTCAAAGGGTCGCGGCCGCGGCCATCACGGGAAAACCCACAATGGACAAAGAACAGATCCTAGCTCTATTGGGACTATCCGCGGATGCTACAGATGCAGGCATCAAAGCGGCAGTAGAAAATCTGAAGTCTCCTCCTTCTCTCCGGGATATGGTCCCGCGTGCGGACCTTGACGCAGCGAATCAAAAGATCGCAGTCATGGAGCACGCCAAAAAGGAGGAAGACGAAAAGCGGTTTGCTTCTGAAGTGCAGTCAACGGTTGACCGCGCATGCGCTGAGGGGAAGATCCCTCCCGCGTCGAAGGACTACCATCTACGAACTGCCGGTCGATCTCCTGAAGCGCTGGCTGATTTTCGTGACTACGCTGCAAACATCGCTCCTGTGATCTCTACTCAAACGGTAGAAGGTCGGAAGACTCCGGATGACGCGCTTGCTCTAACGGACGAAGATCGAATCGTCATGGAACAGACGGGAGTGAGCGAGGAACAGTATCTTGCCGCACGTCCTAAAGGAAAGTCTGACGTGTATGGGGGGAAGGTGAGTCGTGGCGCTTAGTGCAGACCGAAAGACTAAAAAGCGCAGCGGGGAAGTAGTCAATATTGGACTAAATGCCGCTGCTGTGATCTATCAGGGTGCTATGGTGTCGGCCGATTCGGATGGCTACCTTGTGCCCGCACGCGAGACCGCCACGGACAGCGTCCAAGGGATGGCGCTTCAAAACGTGGACAATACCGCAGGGGCGGATGGTGACCTACTCTGCGACGTTGAACGCGGTGTGTTCGCGTGGGACAATTCTGGGGGTGGTGATGAGATCACTATCGCCGACCGCGGAAGTGTCTGTTACGCGGTGGATGACCATACCGTCGCTCTAACAAGCGATGGGAACGCACGGCCTCCTGCGGGCATTGTGGTCGATGTTGACTCATACGGTGTATGGGTTGACCACAGACAGAGTTTTCCCGGCGGTGCGGATGGTGACTTGGTAGCAGCCAACAACCTTTCGGATGTTGGCAGCGCTACCACGTCAAGAGGGAACCTAGGTATCATCCACAATATGGTACTAGACCCGGCGGTGGACTTGATCGGCGCTAATACTGCACAAGTCCGGTATGTCCACAGTGGTCCGGACATGACGATCAATCATCTACGTACTGTTGCATCAGGTGCGCTAACTACAGGAGCTGCGACACTGACTGCAGACATCGAAGGAACCCCGGTTACCAATGGTGTCGTAACAATTGCAGATGGGGGCGCTGAAGATGATGTTGATGTTGCGTCACCATCTGCGGCTAATGTGATCTCAGAAGGTGAAGTTCTGACAGTCACAGTGGGTGGGACGAACGATGCGGCGGTGTTCGCATCCCTCATGTTGGAAGGGAGCTACTAGAATGCTCATCAATCACGGAAACCTCGTGCGCCTGTTCACCGGGTACAAGGCCAATTTCCAGCGCGGATGGGAGCTAGTCACTCCCATGCACCCAACGGTATCCATGCGGGTGCCGTCCAGTACTGAGATCGAAGAATACGATTGGCTAGGCGTTGCGCCCGGAATGCGTGAATGGCTTGGCGATCGAGTGATTGAATCGCTCGGTTCTCATGGGTTCACGATCAAGAATCGTGATTGGGAGCAGACCATCGGCGTTGAACGGAACAAGATTGAAGACGATCGTTTCGGCGTTTACAATCCGCTATTCCAGCGGATGGGTGAAGCCGCAGCTTTGCACAAAGACGAGTTGATCTTTGGGGACCTCGTGAATAATGGGGGTGCTGCAGACCACTTGGGGTATGACGGTGTCTCGTTTTTTGGGGCGACGCATCCTCACGAGGTCAACGGAACAGTGTCGAATGTTGACACTGGGGGCGGGGGCCCATACTGGTATCTCGCAGACTTCAGTTCAGTACTACGGCCATTCATTGATCAAGACCGCAAGGCCCCGCAGTTCGTGGCAAAGAACGCGATCACAGATGACAACGTGTTTTACCGGAAGGAATTCCACTTTGGTGTGGATGCCCGATACAACGTAGGGTATGGCCTTTGGCAGTACATTTTCCGGTCTAATCAAACGTTGAGCGAATCGAACTATGAAAGCCTCTATGAGGCTATGCTCAATCAGATCGCGGACAACGGGAAGCCGTTGAACGTGAATCCGACAACGATCATTGTTCCTAATGTTCTGTGGAATGATGCGCGCCGTCTGTTCTCGCAAGGGATCCTTGCGGCGGGTGAGTCGAATATCCATCAGGGTGAAGTTACGATCCTTCGTTCGCCGCACTTGGCTAATACGTAGTGCCATCCTACTACATTTCGCAAACATCAATGCTTCAGCGCTACGGCGAGGAAGCGTTGGTGTTCGATGCGGATGATGATGGGGACGGATCTCTTGACCCCGATAAGATCGCACGTGCAGTAAAAGACGCTGAATCTGAGGTAAATTCTTACGTAGCGATCGCTTACACTCTACCCCTCCCTGGGGTAGAGCTGTTGGACGAACCGGAAACGAACGCTAATGTACCTCCGGAGTTAGTTCGGCCATGTGTTGATATCGCATTCTACCGTCTATGCTTAGAACACGATCGGCTTACTAAAGAGCGTCGACGGCGGTATGACGATGCGTGTGCATGGCTGAATAAGCTGGCAGAGAAAAAGGTTGCTCTAACGTTGGCAAGTATCCCAACCGCTAGTCCAATTTTCCGAGACGGTCCAGATAGGGTTATGACTCGCGACAAGATGGATGGACTCGTATGATCGGCATCCGAATTACCGGTAGAGCGGGGGCACGGATTGAGAGTCAAATCAACCGGTGGCGTAAGGGTGTTCAAGGTCAACTGTTGACCAAACTGGCGAAGACTGTGGTAGCGCAGACCAAGCATAGGATCCTCCAGGAGCAAGAATCTCCAGACGGTATCGCATGGTGGCCACGAGTCGACGGCGCATCTAATCGTCTACTGAATCGGACGGGCGCTCTACTTAGAAGCATAGACCAGAATCGAACGGGGGAAGTAGAGATCCATGTATTCGAGGATGTAGAGTATGGTGGATTCTTGCAGCATGGAACACGCAAGATGCCAGATCGTCCCTATATGGGATTGAGCGCTTTCAACATCCAAGAGATCGAAAATGTGATTGATGGATGGGTGAGGTCACGTGGCTAACAATCACTTTCTTACTCTTGAAAACGACATGAAGGCAGCGTTCCGTGAGCGCATGCCGAAAGAAATGGTCCCGACAATCGTATCCCACGATGGCCCCTTTGGTGCGGATGAAGTAGAACGCTACGCAAGAAAAGCCCCCGCGTTGATTTTGAATTCGGACGGGGGAAATTCAGAGCGTAGAGGTAATCTCATTTACGCTAGATATACCTACGATCTGTTCATAGTTGTGACTGGTAAGACCTATGCGGCTCGCACGATCCGATCACGGCTAATCGTTCAGGAGTGCTTGAAAACACTTCATTCGTCTTCCGCGTGGCAGACTGAAGAGGATCACGCGGCCCCGGAGAATGTCAAGAGTAAGAACCTGTATGGGAAGAAAACCGATGAAATGGGTTTGTCTCTTTGGGTGGTCCGATGGGATCAACTACTATTGATCCCCTATGCCAATAACGATTCTGACCTAGGGGACTTTGCCACGTTGTGGGTGGATTACTTCCGCCCTGGCGAATCTCCCCCGGACGATGACCCCATTCTACAACAACAGATCGAACTGGAGACTCTATAGTGTCTTTCCCAACTGTCAAGATTCGCAAGGTGAAACGAGATTCAATCGTGTTTAGTCCGAACACTGGGCGCCGCTTGGAAGCGGGGAAGGTATACACTGTGCCCTATGCTCCCTATTGGCGTCGAATGGTCCGCTCGGGAGCAGTAGAGTTGCTACAGGAAATTCCTTCCGGTAAGTCTCAGCTACCGGTAGATGAGTCTCTACCTGATAAAGAGTTGTTGCAGGAACTACCCCCGTATAAGAGCAAGACGGGAGCCGGACGTAAAGGTAAGGAGGGCTAATCATGCCACTCAGTTTCAACTTGATCCCGAATTTACTTCGGACTCCAGGGGCGTTCATCGAATATGATGCTTCCCGTGCGATTCAAGGTCTCGCGATTCTTCCAAATCGTGTGGTCTTGATTGGCTCACGTCTATCGACGGGTAGCGTAGCTGCTGAGGTACTGACGCAGATTACCCGCAAGACAGACGGGAAAACCTACTACGGTGTAGGGTCTCAACTGTCACGGATGGTAGAGAAGTTCAAAGACGCGTCTAAGTTCACGGAAGTGTGGGCGATCGCTTTGGATGATGACGGGTCGGGAGTAGCAGCGACGAAAACAATCACGGTTACAGGTACTGCTACATCCTCCGGTGTCCTTCCGTTGATGGTCCATGGCGAGCGTGTCAACGTGGCTGTTGCGGTGGGGGATGATGATGAAGCGGTAGCGGCATCTATCGAGGCCGAACTAGCAGTTGAAGAAGTCCAGAAAGGACTACTGTTCACCGCAGGAGTCAGCACTAACGTAGTCACGCTGACCTGTCGGCACGCTGCAGCGTTTGGTGAAGATCTGGACGTCCGTCAAAATTATGAGCTGACTCCCTCAGAACGCGATGCGCTACCAGCTGGTATCTCACTTGCCATTGCAGACGGAACGACGGGGGCAACGAATCCCGATGTAACCGATGCAACAGCGGTGATCGGTTCAGAGCACTTCACTAAATACGTCTTGGGGTATTCCGATGCAACAAACGTTGCAGCTGCAGAAGCGTTCTTAGAGACTGAATGGGGCCCAACAGTCCAGCACGACGCGCTTGTGTACGTTGGAAAAAACGGTACGCATTCTGACTTGTCGACCTATGGGGACGCAAGAAATTCTCAGTTCTCAGTGATCATGCATGTCGGAGGGGTAGCTGGGAATTCCCCAACCCCTGAATCAGAAATGGCGGCAGTTGTAGCGGCTGTTGACTCCAATGAGCCGGACCCTGCTCGGCCACGTCAAACGTTGACTTTGCCTGGAGTGTTGGCACCCTCTAAGGTTGACGTATTCGACCAATCAGAAAACAACCTGCTACTGCAAACAGGAATTTCAACATTCAAGGTCGACCAATCTGGCCGTGTCAGTATTGAGCGGTTGATCACTACGTATCAAACAAACGCTTCAGCTGTTGCAGACACTACCTTTCTCAACGTGACTACGATGCACACCCTTGCCGCTCTGCGATACACGCTAGCGTCAAAGATTCAAACGAAATACGCACGCTACAAACTAGGGGACGATGGGGGCAACTATGGTGTCGGTCAACCCATCGTAACCCCAATCACGATCAAGTCAGAGGTCCTTTCGATCTTCGGTGAATGGGAACTCAACGGTTGGGTGGAAGACTTTGAGCAGTTCTCAGATGAACTAATCGTGGAACGAAATTCATCGGACCGTGATAGGCTTGACGCTCGGTTAGGCCCGAACCTCATCAATCAGTTCCGTGTGTTCGCGGGGCAGATTCAATTCATCGTCTAGGAAAAAACAGCTATGGCAAAACTAGCGGGAGTCGTAAGGGTCAGCGCCAACGGTGAATTACTGGAAACGCTGCCAGAAGCGAAGTTGATGCTAGGTGGTGAAGAGAATGAAACTGTTTCAGGCCATCGTGTGTATGGGGCGCGCGGGAAGATTGTCCCATCTAAACTAAGCATTACGCTTGTCTGGAAAAACGGGTCACCGATCGAAACGTTGCGGAACATGCGAGATGGAACTGCAGTGTTTGAAGCTGATATCGGTGAAGCGTACACCGTCGACGGCCTGAATCCTACCACTACCCCGGAGATCACCGGAGGTTCTGGGGAAGTGACTATGGAGTTTGAGGGCAACCCTGCAAAGAAACTTTAGCGTATGGCTGAACTAAGGGACGTCGAGCGTAACGCTCAAGAGTTGACTGACGAACCTCAGGAACTAGACTCCGATAGGTTCGATCTCCCTAAGCATGCGGAATGGGATGGGGAGGATATCCTCTACACTCTACAATATCCATTAAGTGCTGAAGGGAACCCCGCTCCGGACTTCCGCAAAGTTCGTATCCCTCCGAAAATCTATGCACGTGACATGCGAAACATGTCACGTGGTACTACAGCGGGGGAAGAGATGTTCTATCTCATGGCCTCAATGTGCCGTGTTCCGACCCACCTACTTGATAGAGTAGATGCCAGGGACTACGTAGTATTGAGTCAACTAGTGGAGTTGACCACGGCAAAAAACTCCGAAGCCGTCCGCTCGGAATGGCAAGCGGACGGCGGAAGGTAGCTACGGGACTACCCGGTAATTGGAGGGACGTTTTCGTCGAAACCGCTAAGTACTACGGATTTAGAATTGATGATATGCCGATCGCAGATATCATGTGGTGGCATACTTCAGCGTTGAGAGCGAACCGCAATGGCTGATTTTGAGGTCAACGTAATCCTACGCGCGCA